TTGAGGAAACACTGTCATCGTAGGATGTTGTTGCCCCACAATTCGGGCAACCAAAGTAATCATCCTGACAACTAGCACAAATATCAGCGAACCAATGAGTGGAACTTACATAAAAATACCACTCATCACAAGACTCGCAACTATTTAAACAACCTGTGCAATATGTGCCATCATCAAGGACAACTAGGTCATTGCCACTATTTGATTCAGTTAGTTCACAACTTTCACAAGTTGCTTCTGTTTCTTCTTCTGTTTCCACCTTTTCTTTCCTCTCTCGTTTCTAATAGAAACTACATTGTTTCTATTGTTCCAACAGCGACAGCAACAATCATCAACAACAAAGTTGCTGTGATAATAAGCACTCGCTCCCCACGCTTGGTCAGCGTGTAAGTACCTAGGACAATGCGCTCATTGTCTTTCATACATTATACCTTTCCTCAAGGGACGAAATCAATAGGTCAAACTCTGCTTCTGGTAGGTTGCGTGCAATCTTTATTGCACCCAAAACTAGAACAGTGGCGTCACCTATTGCCCAGTCCTTGCGTGTTCTAACATTCTCCAGAACATTAGCAATCAACATTCCAGCAACATAACGATAGCCGTCATCAGTTATCGTCATCTCCAGCGTCTTGCTTTCCATACTCATCCTTCCTAGTTTCTGGTTTGGGATATCCATACCAGTCGTGCCAACTTAACTCACTCATTTACTTTTCTTTGGGTCAAGTCCGAGTGACTTCATAAATGTATCAACTTCCATTGAGTCGGCTGAACCTTCGTTCGCAATCTCACGCAAAAGTTTATCCATCTCACCCTCATACCTGTCATAGTATTTATTGTCACACATAGTTATGCACCCCCTCAAGGTGTTCCTCAACCTCACAACGAATAGCATCAAAACTTTCAGCAATGAAACGCCACTCACACATCTGACATTTCATTAGATAGTTTTCATACCAATGCTCGGACTCATCAACACGAGTCCAAACAAGTTGAATATCAACTAACTTATTACCATTAGTCATACAACCACCCATTCATTTGAGTTTGCATATCTTACACAATCACAATAAAGACACACATCATAATCCCTTTCATCAGTTGCAAAGGAATAATCGTGTTCTTCATTGATATGTTTATCTATATATTCTTTAACCATTATCATTCTCGTTTCTAATAGAAACAAGATTGTTCACCCAAAAATTAAGATACTTTTCTGGGTCATAAGATTGCACAGCACGACCACACTTAGGCTTAGTCGCGTGCGCTTGGTTCCTCAATGCCTTACTCCGATTTGAAGCAAAGGCAATAGAGCGAGTACGAATAACTTTACTCGTTGGAATAGCCATAGTCCCACCTCTCACTTGATACCTCAAGTATACCACAGGTTCAACCCAAAAACAATAGCCCCAAAAACAACAACCACAACAACGAACAACGACAGGAATAAAAACTAGCAACAACGCACAACAACAGGAAAAAATAAGCGTATCTGCTGGTTCGTGTTTCTAATAGAAACAGGCAAAAAAAAACCCCCAGTTTTTTAGACTGGGGGTTTCTTGTAGTGCGTTTATTGTGCTTGGTTTTTTAGTTGTAACTCAATTGTCGCGCGTAGTTCTTGCAATTCTGCGCTTGAAAATTGAGGTTCCAAAATAGCGTTCTTAATGGTTTCTAAATCTAGTTTCTTAGACTTAGGTTCCTTAGAAACGGCTAACAGGTTCTTCCAGTCCTCAATAGTTTCAATAGTTTCTAAATGACTTTTGCCTAAATTGTTTTTAGACAATTCATTAAGAGTTTTAACGGCTAGTTTCTCGCTGGTTTTAGTAATGCCAACTCTTGCAAGAGTGGCACCTATCCAATCGAAACGACTAATAGTTGTTTTAGAAACCCCACTATCTTGAGTAAGTTTTCCGTTACTAGTAATTCCTTGAGCAATACCAGAATTAACCATTAAAGAAACCTTTGGCAGGTTACCTGTCACACTTTTCTGAACTTTTCTAAAACCTAAATTAAGTTCCTTAATTTGAGTTTTTAGTGCGTTCTTTTCTGCATTAAGTTTCTGTTCATTTTCCTGAACTAGTTTTAATGCGTTCACGATTTTCTCGTGGGTTAGTGTGTTTTCTGTATTCATTATTTTCACCTTTCGAGTGAGTTAATGAATGACCTTTTGGTCATTCTTAGAAACTGTTTCTAATAGAAACAATTCCTAAGAACGGCACAATAAACGCTATTGAGTTTTCTTTCATTGAGTCCTGTTTCACGATTAAAGCGAGCGAGGCGTGAGCCCATTCTCATTCAATAATGGTGTGACTAATAAGAGCGTACCAGATGACCATTCCCCCATTCAATAGGGGGGGTATTCCCGACCTAATGCCCTCATTAATCAATCAACTAAAAGCGCGTAATTCTTTAATCTGTTTCTAATAGAAACTAATCAATCAATTAACTAATCAATCAATTAACTAAAACTAATTCCAGTTTCTAATAGAAACGACTAGCCCTAATGAAACTAAATAAACTAATTAAACTAATGCGCCGATATTAATAAACAGATAGACAACACTAACTATTAAGTTAGTTGTAGTTGTTTGATTAATTAATAGGTAATGCCTAGTCCTAGTAGGTAAATAAACAGACCCCAGAGTGTTAAATACAACAAATACCACTGCCCTGTTCCTCTGTTCTGTAACTTTTGGTGGTTGTTTGGACCTTGTCTGACCTGCAATTATGTACTTTTTTGGTATAAATGTGTTACCTTTTTGCTTGGTAACAGGTTAGATATAGTGTAAGGGTTTTTATTATTATTGCTTTCGCCTAACGCCCCTGGCGAAAGGGGTAGTGTTTAATGGAAATCGCTTGTTGCGATTTCCTTATATAATATAATATTGGTGGTTTATAATATGTCGGCTAAGGCTGGGGATGCGCACCATACTAGGGAACTGAGTGCCCAAAGGAAGGATGATTTCCTTAAGGCTTTGGGGTCTGGGATGACGGTGGCTGATGCTTCTAGGGTGGCTGGGGTTAAGCCTGACACGGTGAAGTATTGGACTAAGACTGATAAAAAATTTCGCGAACTTTTGGATGATGCTCGTATCTCTAGGGATGAGGTTAGGGCTGGTAAGAAGTCGTCTGATAAGTTTGATATAGACTTTAAAGAGTTTTCTGAGCAGTATTTGGATATGAAGGTTTTTCCCCATCAAGAGAATTTTATTTCTTTGTTGGAAAAAGGGGAACCTGCCTGGTTGCACGATTCTATGGTGTATGAGGCTGCGTCTCGTAATAGGGTTTTGATTAATATTCCCCCTGAGCACGCTAAGTCTACAACTGTGACAATTAACTATTCGACTTATAGGATTGCGCTTAACCCTAACGTTCGTATTATTATTGTGTCTAAGACTTTGTATAAGGCACGCGAATTTGTGTACGCTATTAAGCAACGCTTGTCCCATCCTCGTTGGCAGAAACTGCAAGCAATGTATGGTCCTGAAGGTGGTTGGCAGGAAGACGCTGATACTTGGCGCACTGACACAGTTTATCTTGGTGCTGAGGCTAGGGATTCCTCTGAGAAAGACCCAACGATTCAAGCCCTTGGTATGGGTGGACAAATTTATGGTGCACGCGCCGACCTCATCATTCTTGATGATGTTATTACTGGTGCTAACGCGCACGAGCACGAAAAGCAAATCAAATGGTTGCAACAAGAAGTTATCACACGTCTTGGTAAAAACGGTAAACTACTTATAGTAGGAACACGTATTGCATCAAATGATTTATACCGCGAACTTCGCAATCCAGAACATTGGTCTGGGGGCAAAACCCCTTTCACCTATTTGGCTATGCCAGCAGTTTTGGAAATTGCGGACAACTGTGACGACTGGGTGACGCTCTGGTCTAGAAGTGACCGTCCTTGGGACGGTGACGAAGACACCACACCTGATTCTGATGGACTCTATCCAAAGTGGGATGGTCTTGCACTTCACCAACGGCGCTCAGAAGTCACACCCTCTACTTGGGCTATGGTATACCAACAACAAGATGTTGAAGAAGATTCCATATTTCCACCTTTGTGTGTTCAAAGTTCCGTGAACGGTATGCGTAAAGTTGGTCCTATACGTTTAGGTTCACCTGGTCATCCTGATGATGGAACGTTTCGTATTGTTATGGGCATTGACCCTGCAATGTCTGGTGCAACAGCAGCAACCGTTGTGGCTGTGAATGTTGAAACCAAACAAAGATACATACTTGACGCAATGAATATGACCGAACCTACGCCAGAAAAAATTAGGCGACTAATTGAAGACTGGGTTTTAAAATATCAACCAAACGTTGTAGTTGTGGAGAAGAATGCGTTTCAGTTATTCCTTACGAAAGACGAAGCGATACGTGATTTTCTTGCTTCTCGTGGAATCGTATTTCGTGAGCACTTCACTGGTAACAACAAATGGGACGTCAATTTTGGCATTGCATCGATGGCTCCGCTTTTTGGAACAACTAACGAAGACAAATTCGTTAGAAACTCCAACCTCATAAATTTACCTTCCACTACCAATAGTGAAGGTGTTAAGGCTTTAATAAACCAACTCATTGTCTGGAAACCAGATATGAGAAAAGGTCAACCATTTGATATGGTTATGGCTTTATGGTTCTGTGAAATAGTTATAAGGGAATGGGTTGAACGTTCAGGTTCCACCACAAACTATATGACCTCACGTTGGGCTAGCAGAAAACAATTAGCAAACAGATTCATTGTTGACCTTGATGAAGCGTTTGCTGAACAACAATCAGAAATGTTTTACCACTAAGGAGCAATAATGCCAAAAGACAATAAAAAGAAATCAATGGGTACCTCAAGAGGATACAGCCGTAAAGGTGGTTCTGCTGATGTACAAAAGTCAATCACCGCTAATTCTAAAAAATTTAAAGCAATGACCCCTGCACAAAAAAAATCATATATTGCTAAGCAAGCAAAGGCTATTGGTAAAACAACAGCACAAGTTGCTTCAATGGTTGGTGGCGCAGGACTAGCACGCAAAGGCGGAGTTGTTGCTGCTCGTAAACTTGTGCCTGCAAGAAAAATGAAACTTGACCAAACCCTTAACAAAATGGGTAAGGCTTTAAGTAATTCTAAAGCACCTGCAAGAACAACTCGTGCAAGTCAACCAACATCACAATTAGAAAGAAACATTGGTAGAACTTCAGCGTTAAGAAGAAAGTTTCCAGAGAAGTATAATCCATCAAAAAAAAAGTAATGAGAAATACTTCAACAATTAAAGAAAGTCTTGCTAGGGCTGAACAAGGTAGAAGTAAATATGGTCCTAATAAAGATGTGGTTAATCTTGAATACAAAAGAAATCAAAAAAGATTTAGAGGTAAGTAGTGTCAATTAACATAACAAAAATTGCAGCCAAGGTTGAAGCGTTAAAACGCCGTAACCAAAGCCGTGATGCACGAATGGCTGACGTTCTTGAAGTACGCAGGGGCAACCTTGTAAACGTGTTTCCAGAAATGTTCCCTGAAGGTGCAACTAAGGCTATGATTGCAAACTTCGTAGACGTAGCAGCAAGAGACGTTTCCGAAGTACTAGCACCACTACCTTCATTTAACTGCTCAGCAACCATTAACTCAGACCGTGCTAAAAAGTTTGCTGACACAAAAACACTAATTGCAAACAACTACATACAAATAGCACGCTTACAAACACAAATGTACCAAGGTGCAGACTGGTACGGAACCTACGGTTTCCTACCAATAGTTGTTGAAGCAGACACAGAAACAAACCTTCCACGTATACGTGTAGAAAACCCTCTCGGTTCATACCCAGAATTTGATAGATACAACCGTGTCGTATCATTCACTAAAAGATACATTAAAACAATTGCTGAACTTATTGTAGAGTTCCCAGAGTTTGAAAGAGAAATCCTTAACGGATACAAAATAGACGAAGTTGACCTTTATTCCGAACTTGAAATGGTTCGTTATGAAGATAAAGATATTATTCTTTTATATCTTCCTACCAGAGGTAATTTAGTTTTAACCAGCACCCCTAACCCAATGGGTCAAGTGATGGTACGTGTAGCAATGCGCCCAGGAATTGACAGCGAACCACGCGGACAATTCGATGATGTACTATGGGTACAAATAGCACGCGCACGTTTCGCACAACTTGCAATGGATGCTGCAGAAAAATCAATTAACGCACCACTTGCTGTACCAAATGATGTCCAAGAGTTCGCTTTCGGACCTGATGCAATACTTAGAACTGCTCAGCCGCAGAACATTCGCCGTGTAGGCCTAGAGGTTCCACCTGCTGCGTTCACAGAAGCAGCGTTATTGCAACAAGAAATGCGAATGGGTGCACGTTACCCTGAAGGACGTTCAGGAAACATTGACGCATCCATCATTACAGGTCAAGGTGTACAAGCATTACTTGGTGCATTTGACACACAAGTAAAAACTGGTCAACAAATCCTTTCAGACACATTTGAAGACATAATTGAACTATGTTTCAAAATGGATGAAAAACTTTTCTCAGGTACCAAAAAAATTAATGCCTTATCAAACGGCGCAAAATACGAATTAGAATACGACCCACGTAAAGACATACGTGGAGACTATTCAATACAAGTACGTTACGGTTTAATGTCAGGACTTGACCCAAGTCGCGCATTAATCTTCTCACTACAAGCACTTGGTGCAGATTTAGTATCAAGAGACTTTGTTATGCGCGAACTACCTTGGTCAATGAACGTAACAGGTGAACAACAATCAATTGATGTTCAACGTATGCGTGATAACTTAAACAGTTCAATGTCTTCACTAGCGCAAGCAATACCACAAATGGTAGCACAAGGACAAGACCCTTCAGATATTGCAATGAAAATGGCAGAAGTAATTAAGGAACGCCAAAAAGGTACACAGATAGAGGAAGCAGTACAAAAAGTATTCGCTCCTACACCTGAACCAGTTCCAACCCCTGCCCCACAAGTTGCCTCTGGGGTTCCTCCAATGGCGCCAGTTGAGCAAGCCGTCCCTCCTGCTCCTGCTGCAGCCTCCCCAGAGGCCCCTCAACAAGGACAACCTCAACAACCCCCAGCAGGATTACAAGAACTACTTTCACAATTAGGACAATAAATGGCTAAAGAAGTTGTATCAGGTGTCGGTAGTCAATCTAAACGAACAGACCAGAATCCTTCAAAGCAAGCAATGCGCTATTATGCTGGTGGAAAATATGGTGAAGGTCAAGCAACATTAGACCAACAAAGAGGCGCACCTATGGCAGGTAAAGCAGCAAAGACTACTAAACCTAAAGTGTCAGCAAAACTTACACCTATGCCAGAAATGACATCAATACTATCACCAACTGAAAGACCAAACGAAGCACCAGAAGTTGGAATGCCATTCGGTGCAGGTCCAGGTCCTGCCGAAGTTGGATTAAACGTTGCATCAGGTCAACCTGAAAGCCCACGTAAACAAGACTTACAAAGATTAACAAACTATTTACCAATCATTGAAACTGCTGCAAACCAAGAAGGCGCACCAGCAACACTTAGCACATTTGTAAAATACTTACGGAGTTTGTAATGTCCGACCAAGTATCACAATGGGCAGTAAACTTTTCAAACTACCTTGACGCTTTCGGTTTCGATAACGCAGGTCTTGCCTGGGGACTATCACACATAGATGAACTAAGTGTAGATGACCATCAAAACATTATAAATATTTTAACAAAGGAATCAACTGAATGAGTTTAGTTTCAGACTGGGCTAATTGGGTTGACCAAAATGTTGTTGAAAAAGGAAAAGCCCTAGTTGGTGAAACCCTTGAATACGTTGCACCAGAAAACACACGTAGACGTGCAGCCCTTGAAAAAATGGGTGAGATACAACAAAAAGTTGGCGCAGGAATATCAACAGGTTTACTGTTAACTGACAAAGACAACCCAGAATTTAAAGACGGATTCCAACTATCAGACATCGCAGCCACATATCGTGGACCTGCACAACAAATTTCACCAGCACAAGCAGCATTCGGTGCATCAGACCTTGCTCCTTTAAATATACCAAGAAGATTATTTAACGTAGCAGAAACATTAGGTGCTAATGTACCTACAGGTGGACGTAAAGACTTTAACATCTATGATGAAAACCAAAGACGTAAAGCATTTGATGAAGAAATCATAGGTAAATGGGCAACAGGTGCAGGAGACTTTGGTGTTTCCTGGTTCGCTGACCCTTTTGTTGTTGGCGCAGAAGCAGGACTACTTGCTAAGGCTAAACTTGTTAGCCCTAAAGCACCACTAGGTGACATTGAAGGTATTAAAAAAGTAACATCAACTAAAGGTGCATCAGCATTTATTGATTACGCTTTAGAATCAGATGCTATAGGATTATACAAACACCCTATTGTTAAAATGTCCAATAACCCTGAACTTCTTGCAGGAGTATTCGGTGACATTAACGAAGCAAACTATGGTGTAAAAGCCAGACCACTTGCTGAGAACGCTTTCCGTGCAATGCTTGGGGATGAAAAAGCATTAGCATTTGTTGAAAAAGAAGCAGCCTCAATCAGTGATATGATTGATAAAGCCAAATCACCTAAACTTTTAAAACACGATTTACAATATGTAGCAGACTTACGTTACAATGGTGACGTTAATGAGATGCTATTAAAAGATAAAGAACTAGGTTTAAAGTACGAAAACATTATCGAAGACCTAAAAGTACGCAGTGCTGGTCTAAGAAGTATAATGAATCGTGTAGTTGATGCCTCACTTGAATCACCATTTATAGGTGATAGAGCAATTATGCCATCACGTTTCTCTGTTGTTGAGAAAGCACGAGCAGGAATATCTGACGCTAAAGCAAAAGCATTCCTTAATGAAACATCAAGACTTAAAACAGGTAACCTTAACAGGGTTGATGGACTAGAATGGTCCACTAAAACATTTAAAAAATCTTTACAAGACCACGCAGTTAGAGTGGTTTCTTGGTCTGGATTACAGAAACCTTCAGGTTGGTTAGAACATAAAGGTATTGCTTCTTCAGGTTCAGCCGAAGAACTAATAGCATTTATGGACCAAGTTGGACCACTTAAGAACAATAAAGGTGCTTTTCAAAAGCGAGCACTGATTAATAAATATATGTCTGCTCAAACAGAAGCAGATAGAATTGCTGTTGCCATACAAATAGAAAACTCTATGGTTAAAGCAATAAATAAAAAGTATGGTCTTAATAGAAAACTAACACCATCAGAAGTTAACTGGGCTAAAAAAGAAGGCGTGCCTTCCCCTAAAACTATGAGCGATGTTATCAAATGGAAGATAGACCAAAGAAGAGCAAACGTTCTAAATCATTACCGTGAACGTGGTTTTGCTTACAATGATGGTGAATGGATTATTACAGACCCTGTACTAAGTTCACAAATCGGTGACGCAATGCCAATGTTAAACATTAAACTTTACGAAACATTTGCTAAAGAAGATTTAAGTTTCCTACATAACGCCACATATAGTGTTAAAGATGCTATGCAAAGAGCATACTTTGCTTTCGATGCAGTGTGGAGACCAGCAGTATTGTTACGTCTTGGTTACCCACAACGTAACGTTATTGAAGGTACACTACGCTCAGCGTTATACAACAAAAACATTATGGAAGTTGGAATGGCTTTAGCCAAAGGTTCAAAGAATCTAACCAATAACCTATACCACAGCATAGTAAGTAACCGTATTGAGAAGTATAATATTGCTCAAGAGATGGGTGTTAATGCCCCTAAAGCAACGTTAAGTTCTTGGAATTCTATTGTTAAATGGCAAAAGAATGAACTTGAAATCATTAGAAACAGATACAAAAGTTTATCTAATAACTTATTAAAAGAACAAAACAAACTTCGTAGCAAAACTATTAAAGCATCTGATAAGAAAACTACTCAGGCTAAAATAGAAAGAATCAAAGAAGACCTTGATGATGTGTCTGCAAGTTTAAATCAACAAGAAAACTTGTACGCAGAAATGCTAATAAGAATTGATACTGCAACCAAAGGACGTGGTGGCAAGTATAATAAGATACGTCAAGGTCAAGAGAATATTGTTGTAGATAATCTACAATTCAGAGGCTCTAAGTCTGGTGCTATCGGTTCAATAGGAATGAAACTATCTTCCTCATTGCAACGCCAAACCAAAGAAATACGTAACCCTTTAATGCAAGGGTCACAATATAAATCTTATGGTTGGAGTATGGTAGAACCAACTGACCCTAACTATTGGGCTTCAATGTATGTTGCTGCTAGACAGTTACGTGAAGCAGAAGTTACACGAAGAATGTTACTTATCGATACTAATCGTGGACCTAGATACGTAAGAAGTGAACTTAATAAAATTAAAATGTGGTTTACATCTAACGATAGACTTGCTCAAAAAGAATTCCGTAACACTAAAGTTGAATACCCAACATTAGAAAATAAAAAATCACCATACAATGTTGACAACTATATTTCTGATAGATGGAATGAAGTACAAAGTTACTTCCCAGATGTTAGTGTAAGGTTTGATATTGCAAGTAAACCATACGAAAAGATGCCTTCAGCGTATGAACTTGAATCACGTATGGGTCAACTTGGTGACCAACTTTCCCCTGTTTATGGTGAAATAGTAGGTAAACCTTTAGACAGAAATGTTAAAGATGTGTACAATGATTTCATTAATACATCATTTAAATACTTAGGTTCAATGCCTGAAGATGCTCTTGTGCGTCATCCGTTCTATGACAACGTATACCAAAGCGCTATTCAACGTGGTGGCGAATCATTGATTGCTAAACAAAAACGTACAGGTGTTGCACCAAGTAATACAGAAATAGCAGCAGTTGAAAAAGCAGCACACCGTGAAGCATTAAAAGAAACTAACCGTGTACTTTACACAGTTAAAAGGTATTCTAACTTTGCTGCAACAGTTGCATTTATGTCACCATTTATTCAAGCAGCAACAAATACTTTTCGTGTATGGGGTAAGTTAGCATTAGAAAACCCAACACCTTTTATTAGACCAACACAGTTATGGCAAGACCCATACAATAAAGAACTTATTGATAATGACCCAGAAACTGGGGAACCATTAATAACTTTTCAAGTACCAGAATCTTGGAGAAAGTATGCTGGTTTTTCTGAAATAACTTCATTCAAGTTTCCTATAACAAGATTGAACATTCCTTTCTCAGGTGAACCTTGGTACTCTTCAGGGTTCGGTCCAATCATTCAAATACCTATATCTAACATTGTAAGAGCAGTGCCTTACTTAGATGCTAAAGTTCAAAGAACAACAGGTATTGATTTACCAATTAAAAGAGTTCTTGTTGATAAATACATTTTACCTAATGGTCCTTCAAAAGAATTTGGTTCTTGGGATTTGGCTTTGCCATCAGGTGGTAAGCGTGCAGTGTCACTTGCAAGACAAGTTGACGATAAATCATTCC